GTGCCGCCATACTCGATCCCCGTGATCTGGAACGGCCCCTCAATCGTGCCGAAATCCGGGATCACCACCTGGAAATCCGGCATCTCCCCGTCAAAGAAGACCTGCCGCATCCGCGCGTCGCTCGCCGCGTCGCGGAAAATGCCCGAACCGCTGATCGCGGCTGATTTGACGCCGGCACCGGCCAGCAACTCGCGCCAGCCGCCCGCCGAGTCGAGGCTCGTCACATCGACGCTCTCGGCGTTGAAGCTCACCCGCGTCGCGCGCAGCCCCGCAACCGTCTGGAAATTGCCGCCCCCGGTCAGATCGACCTTGATGAGAAGGTCCTTGCCGTTCTGAACTGCCATGTCTCGTCTCCGTTCTGCCAAGGCATGCCGCCCGAGACCGGGAACCGGTTTTGAGCTTCCCGAACATGCCGAATGAATGGTTCGGAGCGTGCCGCGTGAATGCCGGTGCCCGCGGCACGCTCCGGGGATCAGGCGCCGTCATCCACGCGCGCCCGGAATGTCAGGTCGATGCGCCGATGCTGCGCGTCGCGGCTGCGGCGCGCGCGGGCGCGCAGGAACCCGAGCGAGACCAGCCGCCCCCGGTTCAGGCTCAGCGCGGCACCGCTCAGCACGTCGCTCACCGCCCCTGCCGCCTGCTTGGCTGACAGGAAACCCGCGCCCGCGCTCACCACCGTGACGGTCACGCGATGCTCGGCCCCCGCGCCGGTGCCGTCGCCGCGCTCGCGCGCATCCTCGGGGCCGAGGACGACATAGAGATCGGGCACCGCGCCCTGCGGGGCCGCATCGAAGATCGCACCGCCCACCAGCGCGCCCAGCGCGGCATCGCCCGAAAGGTGCTGCCAGATCGCCGACTGAAGCGCAGCTGCCATGCCATAGCTCATGCCACCACCTCCTCTTCGGCCCAGAGCGTGAGATACCCCGCGCCCTCGCGGCTCTCGGTCACCGACAGGATGTGAAAGAGCCGCGCCCCGTCGCGCAGCCGCTGCCCCGGCACGGGCCGCGACGGCGCACCCTGCGGCGCGGCGCGCACCGTGATGCGATAACCCGCGCGCCCCAGCCGGAGCCCCTCGCCCCCCGAATCGCGACCGGTGCGCGGCGCGACCGCCGCCCACAGCGTGCCGCGCACGGCCCAGCCCTGCGCGAACCCGCCCGCGCCGTCGGGCAGGCGCCCGGGCACCTCGAGCACCAGCGGGCGGTTCAGAAAGGGGCGCGCCATCACCGCGCCCCCCCGCCCAGCAGGCGCACCTTGCGATAGCGCTCGATCAGGCTCGCCACCCCGAACGGCATGCACCCTTCGCGCAGCGCCGTTTCGGCCCGGTGCTCGTAATAATGCGCCGCCAGCAGCAGCACGGCCTGCCCCAGGTCGGCGGGCAGATCGCCCCAGCCCGGGCCGTGGCCGGCGCGGAACACGATCTCGGCCACCCCGCCCGTCGGCACCAGCGGCAGGCCGTGCCCGGCAGGCCGCAGCACCGGGCGATGCGCGTCGCGCTCCAGCCGGTAGAGCGCGGGGTCGATCACCTCTTCCTCCTCGGCGCGGTCGCGCAGCACCAGATTCAGGACAGCCGTCACCGGCGCCACCGGAAGCGCCTGCCCGGCAGGGTCCTGCCAGTCGTGCAGAATCCAGGAAAACACACGCTCGATCAGAACCTTGCCGGTGCGCCCCTCGATCGCGGTCAACGCCGCGCGCAAGAAGCCCTCCAGCACCGGGTCCTGGATATCGTCATCCGCGAAGCCGGTGCCCAGCCGCAGATGCGCCTTGAACTCCGCCAGCGGCAATGCGGCGTCGGGCACCGCGGTCTCTTCCATCAGCAACATGGACCGTCTCCATCATCCCGGACCCCTCCGGTATCGGCGGCGCGCGCCGCCCGGCATTGCCCGGGCGGAGGGAAAGCTGAGCAACGCCGCATCGCGCGGCACGCACCGCCCGGGCGGGGGCACCACGCCCCCGCCCGCCATCACCGCGCGCCTCAGGCGGCGGCGAACCGCAACAGCTTGATCGCCTTGAAATCGCTCACGTCGCCGCCGACGCGCTTGGTCGCGTAGAACAGCACGTGCGGCTTGGCGCTGAACGGGTCGCGCAGGATGCGCAGGTCGGGCCGCTCGGCCACCGTGTAGCCCGCGCGGAAGTCGCCGAATGCGATGGCGTCGGCACCGGTGGCGATATCCGGCATGTCCTCGGCCACCAGCACCGGGTAGCCCATGAGGCGCGCCGGCTCTCCGGCGGCAAGGCCGTCGGACCAAAGGAACCGGCCATCGGCGTCCTTGAGCTTGCGCACCACGCCCGCCGTGCGCGAGTTCATCACGAATGTGGCCCCGGCGCGGTACTCGGCCCCCAGCGCATAGACCAGGTCCACGATCGGGTCGGGGCCGTTCAGGTCGCCATCGGCACCGGTGGGCACGTATCCGAGATTGCCCCAGGCCCAGACCGCGTTGTCAACCGCCGGGCGTCCGAGAAAGCCGCGCGGCTTGTCCACCCCGTCGCCCGCGATGAACGCCGCGGCCTCGGCGCGCGCGAAACGGTCGGCGATGCGCGCGGCCAGCCACCCCTCGACGTCGAAGGCGCTGTCATCGAGCAGCCGCTGGCTCGCCTTGGGCAGCGCGCTCAGCTCGTGCAGCGGGATCGCGATACGGTCGATCTGCGGCGTGTCGCTCTCGGCCACGGCGCCGGCCTCGCTGGCCCAGCCATGGCCCAGCTCGGTATGGTCCACCAGCACGTCGAACGACGTCGCCTCGACCTGCACCACGTTGGCGATCGCGCGGATCGACGCGGTGGAATTCATCACCGACAGGATCGTCTCCGAGGTCTGCGGATCGACAAGATAGCCGCCCTCGGCCGCCACCGCGGTATTGAGCGCCTTGCCCTCCAGGTCCAGCCCGCGCAGCGCGTCGTCATCGCCCGAGCGCAGATAGGCGTCGAACGCCTTGCGGTGCGGCGCGTGGATGTCGGGGGGGCCGCCAAGCTGCGGACGCCCCTGCATGAGGCTCTTGCGTTCGATCATCGTCATCTTGTCTTCCTGCTGTTGAAACCGCGTGGTGATCCCGGCCCGAAAGCCCTCGAACTCGTCGAGAAAGCCGCGCAGGGCCTCCCCCATCTCGGCAGCCGGAGACATGTCTTCCCCGGTCCGAGCCTTCGTCTCGGTCGTCATCGTCAACTCCTCTCGGTTGCGGGCCGGCGCTACTGCCGCGCCATCTCCCGGCGCGCCGCCCGCAGCACGGCCGCCATCTCGCGCAAGGCAGCGTCGCCGGGGCCCTCGCCCTTGGCCGCCACCCGCGCACTGGGCAGCATCGGAAAGGTCACCAGCGACACCTCCCAAAGCTCCAGTTCCTGCAAGAGCCTCTGGCCCTTCTCGGTCCGTCCCGCGCGGATCGTGCGATAGCCGATGCTCAGCCCGTCGAGCGCCCCCGCCGAAATCAGCGCGGCCGCTTCGCGGGCCCGCGCCACACCGTCCAGAAGCCGCCCCCTCACCCAAAGGCCGCGGCCGTCCTCGCGCACCTCGTCCCAGGTGCCGATGGGCTCGCGCGGGTCGTGCTGCCACAGCATCCGCACGCGCCGCCCCTCCGCCGCCATCCGCCCGAGGCTCGCCGCATAGGCACCGCGCGCCACGACGTCGCCGCCCTTGTCGGGCGTATCGAACAGGCTCGCATAGCCCTCGATCACGCCCTCCTGCGTGACGCGCAGCCCGTCGGCCCCGCCCTGCATGAATTTCCGCTCCAGTTCCGTCTCCATCACCTCGCCCTTTCCGTTCACCCCGGCAACGCCGCCAGGATCGGCTGAAACGCCTGCACCAGCACCGCCGCAACCACGCCGTAAACCGCCAGCCACAGGCGCCGCTCCAGCCGCTCGATCGCCGCCTCCAGCTTGTCCAGCCGCTCGGCCATGGCCTGCTGCTGCAACTCCGAGACCCGCTCATGCGCCTCCAGCCGCAGCGCGGGCGCACAATCGAACGCCTCGAACCCGTAGCGCGGCGGCGGCGCGCCCTCAGCCATCCGCCGCCCCGTCCGGCAGCGCCGGCAGCCCGAGAAGCGCCCGTTTCTCTGCCGCCGTCAGGAAATCCGCCGCCGCCACGCGCGCCCAGTGCGCATCGCGCTCGGCGGCAAGCGCCGGCACGAGGTCGAGATCGGGCGACAATTCCAGCGCCTCGCCGGTAAAGGCACCCAGCCACGCCGCCACCTTGGCGCTCACCCGTGCCACCAGCGGCAGCACGGTCAGGCGGTAGAACGCGCGGTTGGCCTCCTGGTAGTTGGCATAGGTCGCGTCGCCGGGAATACCGAGCAGCATCGGCGGCACGCCGAAGGCCAGCGCGATCTCCCGCGCGGCCGCCTCCTTGGTCTTCTGGAATTCCATGTCCGAGGGGCTGAATCCCATCGGCTTCCAGTCGAGCCCGCCTTCCAGAAGCATCGGACGCCCGGCGTTGCGCGCGCCCTGATGATGCGCCTCCATCTCGCTGACCAGCCGGTCATACTGATCCGACCCCAGCGTGCCCTGCCCCTCGGCCCCCTTGTAGACGATCGCCCCCGAGGGCCGCGCGGCATTGTCCAGAAGCGCCTTGGACCACCGGCTCGCGGCGTTGTGCACATCCACCGCCTGCGCGGCGGGCTGCATCGGCGACAGGCCGTAATGGTCGTCCTGCGGATGAAAGCTCCTGATGTGGCAGATGCAGGGCGCACCCTCTCCGAGGGTGAAGCGGTGCTTGCGCCCCGCGACGCTGTATTCATAGGCGACGGGCCAGCCATCGGCCCCCGGCACCACGCGCATCCGGTCCGCGCGCAGCACGTGCAGCTCGATCGGCAGGCCCGCGCCCGCGCCCACCGCCTCGACATAGGCGTTGCCACTCAGCAAGAGCTGGCCATAAAGCGCCTCGAACAGTTCCGCCCGCCCCTGCGCGGGGTTCGGCGCGGCGACAAGGTCGAGCACCGGGTGCGCGCCAAGGCGCTGTTCGGCATCGCGCAGGACCAGCGGCAGCGCCGCCGCCGCCTCGGCGATCATCTTGACGGCGCAAAACCCCACCGGGTTGCCGGCAAACCCGCCGCGGACTAGGCTCACGGCATCGCGCGGGCTCCATGCCACGCGCCCCGCGCCGCCCCAGGCGATCACGCGGCCCGCCGCGCTCGCCTTGCGCTCGGGGCTCCCGCTCGCCTCAGCCCCGCCCTGCCGGAAGAAATCCAGTATCATCGCTCGCTCCTTCGCCTCGGCGCTCGACGGGCATCAGACGGGCAAAGGTTTAACAAGGATGAACCGCACCGCGCGCCGCACGCGCGGGCGGCCGCGAAGCCATGTCCCTCCTGTCAGGAATGCCGCCCGCACGCGGTGCAGCGCCCGGCAGGCAGCGGGCGCGCCGCGCCGTCCGGTCCCGGCGCCGAACGCCGCGGCTCAGCCGCCCGCGCCCCGCGCCGCCACGCGGCGCATCGCAAGGTCCACCTCGTGCACCAGGCTCGCCGCCATCGACCGGAACGTCATGATCTCGAACGTCCCGGCATCCACCCGGGTCATCGCGCCCGCCATGTGGGCCACGTCGGTGCGCGCGGTGCGGCCCGGACCGAACACGCTCTCGCGCAGGTCCAGCGGCGTCAGCCGCGCCATCACCGCCGCCGCGCCCGCCCCCTCGAGGCGCAGCACCGCCCAGGCGTCCGACTGATCGGTGAGCGCGGCATGCGCCGCCAGCCCCGTCCCCGGCTCCGGCCCCACGAGCAGCGCCATGCCGAGGCCGAACCACCGCACCTCCGCGCCCCCGCCCGCGATCACCGCGCCCGGCTCGGGCCAGCCCAGCCCGTGCGCCCCGGCCAGCGCCCGGCCCAGCGCCGCCTCCTGCCCCTTGTAGACGGCCAGCGCGGTCATCCGCCCCGGCTCCACCTCGCTCAGCCGCAGCGCGCCCGCCGTCACCGGCACCAGCCCCGCACAGGGCGTCGCTTCCGCCAGATCAATCACGCATCCGCCCTCCCTCGGGATCGACCCATCCGGGCGCACAGACCTCGCAGACCGTCTCGGACCCCCGCAGGTGATCCACCGCCCGCACCTGTTCGCCGATCCGTTCGCGCCCGCGCGCAAGGAACCCCAGCCCGATCACATGCCCCATCGCCGGCGAATAGCCCGCGCTCGTGACATAGCCCCGGTCGTTCTCGGCCACCGCCTCGGCCCCCGCGTCAAAGAGATGCGCGCCGGGCAGCAGTTCCCTGACCGCGCCCACCGGCTTGAGGCCCACCAGCTGCTCGCGCCCCTCGTCCATCAGGCCCGGGCGCGCCGCCGCCGCCTTGCCGATGAAATCCTTCTTGCGGCTCATCATCCCCTGCATTCCGACGTCAAAGGCCGTCACCCGCCCGTGAATCTCGGCATGGGTGATAAAGCCCTTCTCGATGCGCAGCACGTTGAGTGCCTCCATCCCGTAGGCCCCGCCGCCAAGCGCCTCGGCGCGCGCCACCAGCACCTCGAAGAGCGCCGCGCCATAGCGCGCGGGCACCGCGATCTCGTAGCCCGCCTCGCCGGAAAACGAGATGCGGAAAAGCCGCGCCGCCACGCCCCCCACCGAGACCGGCCCGCAGCCCATGAAGGGCAGATCGCCCGGCGCGCCCGCCTCGTCCAGCACATCGGCCAGCAGCGCCTTCGCCTTGGGCCCCGCCACGGCGAACTGCGCCCACTGTTCCGTCACCGACACCGCGCGCACATCCCATCCGGGCC